GCCTTTCTAGCATCTTTATCAGAAATCTTTGCAGATAATCCACCCTTTGTATCACCAAAGTTTACCTTAATCACATTTCCTTTATCGTTTTTAACATAAACTTTGTATTTCTTTGGACCTGAACTTCGTTGGGGTTTGTTAAGTTTTACATCCTTACCTTGATATTCAGCTTCGTTGATTTCCATTGGAAAATCTAAAAGGACTTTTTTACCTTCATAGATTCCCCACTTTCCTAAATCAGATTCCAACAACCAAATATCATCCTCATTTAGAGAATTCAGTTTTCCATCAATATATAAAGAACGAGCTTCATTGTATAATTCAAAGTAACCTTTCGAACCATATCGAAACACATTCTCCACTAACGGAGTGTTAGTATCAATATGGTATTGAAGTGCTTCCGAAAGATTACTTTCGTTACATTCCAATATGATATTATTACTCAAACTATACATATACTATATAAATATCAAAAATTTAATTTACAACCATTTAGTTAAGTCCTCTTTGTAACCATTGATATCCATTTCCCAAGGATTCTCATTCCCATTATTTCCACCATATATTCCACTATAAGTATAAGATGAGATACCATCAATAGCTCGTTTGGTTAAATCGATACCTTCTTGTCTTAAACGAAGTGCGGTATCTCTTACCCAAAGTGAAATAGCCAAACTCATAGTTAAATCATCATTATATCCTCTCATTGCTTCAGCTCTACCATTATTCCAAATGAATGTGAATAATTCATCGATAGTTCTAACTGAACGAATAATTACTGATTTTTCTCTGATATATTCTTCCAATTTCGAAATGATTAAAGGTCTTGTTTTCATTGTAGTGGAGAACCCAGCTACCATTCCTCTTTCTTCTGCTCTATAACGATTGTTTAGTTGGTGTTCAACATCCACATATTTCAAATCCTTACTCATATAATAAAGATTTGAATAGTTTCTATCTATTACCTGTTGAATACAAGCCCAACCAATATTAGCGTTTTCAATCACCAATAGAGCGTTATTGTAATCGGTTGAAAGGGATACTAAGAAGTTACCGAAATCTTTGGTATCCAACTTACCTCTATACTCAGCAACTTGTTCAGATGCCTCTACATCAATTACATGACATGCGGAGTAATCCGAAGAATCTCCTCTAGCAACGTCCGCTACAACCATATAAGATTTTGTATAATCAGGATATTGCCACTTCCATAAGTTACCATCAAATCCACCCTTTTCAATTGGGTCTTGAACATAGGTATCTTTATAGAATTGAAGAATCTGCGGGTCAATTACCGAATCACCAGAAGAAATGAAATCACAATCACATTCTTGTGCTGCACCTTTAGGACCTAATAATTTTTCTTGCTCATCTCTCCAATCTTGTCCTCTTTCAGGGTGAACACTCCAGTGAATCTTAATAGTGTTGAATCCGTTTGTACCATCTTCGGCACCTACCCAAGTTTTGTGAAAGAAGTTACCCACACCATTTGGTGTTGATAGGATAATTGCGTTACCACCCGTTGAAAGTGTAGATTGAGCAGATACCCAAATCTCTTCAATCTTATCGATGAAAGCTGCCTCATCAAATACCAAAAGGGATAGTGCTTCAGAACGACCAGCATCACCAGCGGCTGAAGTTGCTTTTATCTGAGACCCATTTGCATATCTAAGTGATAATTTATTATCTTCAATAGTTGTTAGTTTTAACCAAGAAGGAAGATACTGATTCATCACCCTTACTTTGGTTACCAAGTTTTTAGCTACCTCTTGCTTTGTTGCAATAACTAAAACATTAAAGTCCTGATTGAATAACATCTTCCAAAGTGAGAACCCTGCTACTAAAGTTGAAATACCCGTTTGACGAGATTTTAATACAATGTTATATCTGCAATCTTTGAATTGAGTTAAGGTATCCTCTTGATACTCAAAAAGGTGAAAGGGAATTTTTCCTCTCACCGGATGTTGAATCATACAATACTTTTTCATAAAGTAGATTGGGTCAGAAGCACATCTCTGATACTCTTCCTTTATGATTTCCTTTAATGATTTTTTTGTTTGTGTAGCCATACTTCAATTATCCACCAGCTGCAAAAAATAAACTAAGCAATCCACCAGCTAAAGTTCCCATCTTCCATAGGAAAATATTTCTTTTTTGCCGTTTTAATTCTTTTTCCAATGATTTAGATTTTTCACTTTCTAAACCAAATTGTTCATCTTTTTTATCAATGATTGTTTGTAAGTTTAAAATCTTACCATCTAAACTTGATATAACACTATCCTTTAACACAAGTTTATCATTTGATAATCTTAGTAATTCTTGAGTTTCAACTAACTGAAGTTTTACACCATCAAATGTAACCAAATCTTTAATTACCAGTTTGACTATCGGTACTTCCAGCCTCACCACCGAGTCTCTCTCCGTAACGGTCTGAGAAAAACTTGATAAGCTCATCGAAAGTAAGAACATCAACATTATTAACTTTTTCATCTGTCTGATTTTTTATGATTGAGATGTTACCTTGAACTCTATCGATATCACTATCGATTAATTCGATTTCTGAATGTAACGATTCTATTTTGGAATCTAACTCTTCGTTAGCCAATGCGATTGAATCAATATCACTTTGAATTGCCTCAATCTTATCATCAAATGCAGCAACATCCGTTTGGATATCGTGCATTACCATCAAATTGTAACCTACAAATCCTAAGATTACAATTAGAATTAAATATATTTTTGTATTACTATTATTCATCTTATAAGGGTTGTACTAATTCGTAGTTTTTATCTTTTAAGAGTTCGTATGCAGCGTTTCTCTTTTCAATAACTTCGATAAGTTCTTTCTTACCATTTTCTATATCGGTTTCAATTTGTGCTTTCAAAGTTTGTACATCTTCATTTGATGCCCACTTTTCAACCGAACCATCATCGTTGATATATTCGTGGATATTGGTTACTTCGTAAAGTGCTTCATTCCATTTTTGCAAAACTTCAGTTCCATAAGCAGCCATATTAGAATAAACTTTATATTCATTATACGCTTCCCATAAACCATCGTTTTGAATTACAGCTTCTTTTTTTGCTAAGCACTTAGAACAAAACCCCGTCTTTTTAATTAATTGAGTATCCGTAGGTCCGTATTTGTTTTTATCACAATCGGATGATTTACATTCTGAAGATTTTTGGATAAATTGTCTAACTTTAGCAAGTTCTGAAGATGCTTTAGATTGCTTTACTCTACCATATTCTTTTTGTTCCCAAACTACACCATTTTCTTCCCAAACATCACCAACATTTCTTTTGGTTTGTTCTTTTACATCGGAAAGGGAAATTTGAGTATCTTTTTGGTATTCACCGGTATTAATCATATCCACCAACTTTCTACGAGTTGGATGCATGAATTTTTTATTGAATTGTTTTTCAGCCATACTAAATCCTATATATACTTATATATAAGTATTGTGATTTAGATTATTCGTAAAATAATCCAAGTATCTGATTCAATGGTGCGAATGTTCCAGTCAATTTGAAAGTCTTTCCACCATATACAAATACGATACCTTCGTTTGGAACAATCTTATTCTTTCCACCAATTGCGTTTAATCTTTCCAACTCTAATTTAAGTTTAGAAACTTTCTTTGGGTCTCCACCTTTCTGAACATCTTTGATGGTTTGGTCTAATCTTTTCTTCATATCTCTAACCGCAGCGTTTGGATTTGCGGTTAGTGCTGAACTCATAAAGGATAGAACCTCTGCCCCAACACCTAAGAAAATATCTTCAAATGGTCTGATGTTATCTTTGGCCATTTTAGCATGGTCATTCTTATCAATCCCCTTAGCCCATTCTAAAGTTTTCTCATCAGTAATGTTCTTATTATCTAATCTGAATGATTTATCATAGAATGCCCATCTCTTAACTAATCCCATTAGGGTTTTGTTATCTAACTTAGATGGTGATTTCTTAGTTACGAAATCCATCCACCAAGCTTGATGATATTCTGCTACACCATCAGTATCTTTTAATTTGAACTTAGATTGAAGTTTTGATATTTGCCCATTATACTTTCCTTTCAATGAAGAAAGGTTTTTGGATTTAGGTAATTGAACTACTGGTGGGCCTTGAATTGTGTAAGCCGATTGAACATCTGCATTGATTTGTTTAATCATACCAGCTAATATTCTCGCTGCATCTTGGTTTTCACCAATTGCGATACCATCCTCATTGTATTCCATCGTTCCGTGGAATACTAAGAGTGCTTGTCCGTAAGGAATTACATTAACAGAAGTTGGATAGATTACTTCCAAATTCATAAAACATGCCCCACCTTTAAAGATTTTCTCTCTCTGCTTTTCGGATAACTTTGAAATGGCTTGGGTCAAATCTTTCATTGCGAAGTTATACGCTTTCTCCAATTCCCCTCTTCCTGCAAACTTCATAGCTACACCATTGATATCCAATGCCCCAGCTCCTTTGTTTTTCAAATGTCCTTTGTTTCTCGCTGCAACTAATCTTCCATCTCTCCAACTAACTGCTAATGCCTGTCCATCAGTTTTCTCTCTGGTAAGTTCTAAGTTACCTTCTAATGCTCTATTTACAATATCTTTTAATTGTCCGAAAGTTAAATTGATTTCGGTATCAAATGGGTGATTCATATGTCCGTATGCACCCCCTTCGGTTAGTAAACCTTCACTAATGTTTGTATCGGTTTTTAAGAATGGTCCTCTTCTGATTGTTTTGAATGGAACATTCATTTCCTCTCCGAATAAATTCTTTGGAGATAAAACTTTAAGTTTAACTAACTGAGATTTATTATCAATACCCAACACCTCAAATTCAATATCAGAATACTTCTTACCCTTTAGTGTAAGATTTTTACCAGTGATAAATTTATTAACCTTACCACCACTTACCGCTTGTGCTTCGTTTACTTTTTCCTTATCAAATTTCTTTCTTAATCTTTTTAATTCTTTGTTATGGTCATCAATCCATTTTTGGTCTGGGTAACCATGTGGTGCTACCTCATCAATTTCATCACCGAACCCACCTTTAT